AAAAACTTAATCATTGAGCCACCTTTAATTTGACCAGTACTACGATCTATTTCGGTTAAAAAGGTATCAGAACTAACAAATGAACCTACTTTAAGATTCTGGCTATGACGTTCTTTGATATACTCAAAGAATCCTTTCCCTGTAAGCCAATGCTTATATTCTTCAGGGATCTTTCCAAAGACATCATCACCTTGAGCACCAAAATTTAAATCAGGGTCAGTGAGTGCCTTTTTCCACATAGTCTTAGGAAGACTATGAAGGAGCCAGCTAAACCATAATACTATCATGTGAAAAGTATTAAAATCGGAGGTATTAAAATCTCCGGAAAACAGACATCCGAGAACATATCTGAAACAAGTACCAAACCACTTAACAAAGTGGGATGAGGTATGTGTACAAATGAACAAGATCAAGGCGTTCAACACCTTAGCATCACTCCCATTAGGGTCATCTATGACCAAAGTTATGTAGCAGGAAGCTATATACATAACCAATTCGCTCCATTGAGCACTTTGGTCTTTTCCAGAAATATCTCCAGAGAAGCACTCACACTTTCGTTTAGAATTATTCGGATTATTCTTCCAATTCAAATGATTGAAGAATCTTTTTGCACCATTGTATCCCCAGGTGAACCCAATAAAGTTAGCACCTGTATTTTGACGTAATTCATGAAACCATTTAAACAACTTGTAAGTTATCAAATACACCCACTCAGGAACAATAAAGAAGACTCGAGTTTTCTCATGATCAGGCTCTTTCCCAACTTCTATTTGGAAAACATCATCAACATCAGTCTTTGTTTCAACTTTGACATTGAGTCTTGTAATTGAAGGCTTCATTGTCTTCATCAACTCGAGAGGAGTTACATTAGGATTTCTAGCACACATATAATACATCTTGGTTATTGCATCAGCAAGATATTTACAAGAACTTATAAACTGTTCTTCCTTTGTGGCAACACCTTTTCTTATGAGTTTAACCCCATAGAAATCTTCTTTATATGGTTTAACATGAAGGAAACCGGCGGACTTTTTACCTCTAATAGGTATTTCAAGTAAAGTCTGGAATGTCCAATCAAGATAGCCCCTGATATAACCACAACTCACATTCTGGTCATTGAGGCACAATAATCTAGCCCTAGCATAAAGTTCAGGGTCAGGATTTTGGAACATTTCATCTCCACACTTTACAATTTTAACAAGCGTCTTATAAAGTCCAATAGCACTATCACCGGTTAACCAAACATTATTCTTTGCTTCTCTTACGAAGGGATATCCACGTTTTGTTAAGGCGTCAGCGACATAATTAAGGAGGGTAGGAACTGGTAACTGTTCAGGCTGAAAGTCACCAATTTTCGGGAGAGGGATTATATCAACAAAACCCATATTAGAATTGGATTTTGCATCAACAATTGAAGCAAGAGCACATTTATAAGCATATTCAGGGTCCACATCGGTAAATCCAAAGCGTGCACCACCTGATCGCTTATCCCTCTTTTCAAATCTAACAGAAGTACCGGAGATAAAAAGATTGTAGTGGTAATAGACAGTAACAAAAAGCTTAACCTGCAATGGGATCGCGTCCTCACCCAAAACAAAGTCAACATAATCAATCTCCTTATCATCAGATTTGTTATAGGCGGCAATTCGATTATCTTTAAATGAGAAACCTATCGTTGATGCATAGGCCTCCATCTGAACGAATCCAAAGAAGTATCTCAACGATCTTCCAACACGCCTTATAAATCCCGTTTTTCCTATTTTACCCAAACCTTCGATAGTAGTGAAGTAACTATCTTTGAGAGAGCGTGGCGTTATTTGAGAGGTCGACCCAAGCGTACTGTCTCGCATATACCACCAACAAAGATTTAAT